TGATTTGACCTACAGCAGACTTAGGAACAAACTCTTCAGAGTTGAAGTTCAATATAGGCCCAGAGTAATTAACAGTCGTAGATCCTCCTGCACCGCCACCTGCATGAGACGAACCAGTACCAGGGATTACAGCTTCACCTCTAGCACCTGCTGAGTAGCGTTGCATACTTGAAGCCATCTTTGATGCAGGAATTACATACTCATCCTCACCAGCTTCTCCTATAAGACCAAGGGTAGGCTTTGTAGCCATGCCTCCTGCAGCGAATGGTTTAATTCCATTAGAAACAAAAGCTCCTTCTGCTCCTGTTGGTAATCCAGGCAACATATTCATAAATGCTGCTTTCAAGTACATGCTTGCAATTGATTTAGCAATACCAGCTAATGATTCACCTAATGTTTTTGTTCCAGCTATTAATCCTTCAACTGCACTTGTTAAACCACTAGCAATCGTTTCTTTAATTGTTTCCCATTTAACTTTCTGCAACTCTAACGCTTTGTTTAAATTTTCATTCTTATTGTTTATGTCATTATCTGTTTTGTTAATACCTTCTTTTGTTGTTTTTATATCTTTAACTGTTTTTAGGTTTTTTTGATTTTGCTGTTCTAATTTTAATTGTAAATCAAGTTGTTCTTTTAATCTTTTAGACACTTCAGCATTAATAAGAGCATTAGTGATTTGAGATTGAACAGCAGAAGGTTGACCTTTAAATTCTTGTCCTTGAAAATCAACTTTAATTTCACCCATACCAAATGGGCCTCCAGGCATAAAACCTGCTTGTTCTCTAACAATTCCTTCTGCTTGTTTCTTAAAAGCTTTTTTATCAATATCTGTTATTGAACCTGCAGCTATTGATTGATTGATTCTGTTTACAAGTGATATTGCAATTTCAAGAGTTTCTTTTAAAACAGGTTGCAATTTTTCACCTATGCTTCGAGCCAATGTATCTACACCATCAATAAATGTACTCCACTTTCCGTTTAGTGTGCCAGCTTGATTTATTGCTCCCTCGAAATAAAGTCCACTTTCTTTCGTTAGATTAATAAATGCTTGCTCAACTAATTCAGCACCTAATTTTCCTTGACTCATTGCTTTCATAAGATCATTACCATACAAACCTGTCAACCTTGACAATTCATCAGTTACGTTGATTCCTCTTTCTTGAAACTGTAAAAGTTCTTCCATTGTCATTCTTCCTTTAGCTTGAATCTTTCCATAAACAGCTACAACTTCTCCTAATGGTTTTCCAACAGCACCAGCGACATCAGATAATTGCTTTGTAACACTAACTAATTTCTCTGTGTCAACTCCAAATGCTTTTAATCGTTTACCTGATTCAATTAGTTCTGTACTTGTGAAAGGAGTAACAGCACCAAAAGCTTGTAACTCACCAATAATTTGATTTGTTTTAGCTAGTGATCCTGTTAGAACTTCAAGGCTTTTTTTCTGACTTTCCAATTCAGCAGTTTTAAAAAAAACAAAACGTGCTGTTTGAATTACAGCTAATCCTACTAATAAATTTTTAACTGCAGCACCTAGTTTTCTCACACCTTTACTTGCTGTTGCTGATTGCCTACCAAATTTTTGAATTTTATTACCAGCAGCATTAGAACGATTTTTTACATCTCGAAATCTATTGGATAATTCATTTGTTCTTGCCTGCAACCTCTTTGCAGATCTTTCCGCTTGCCCTGTAAGTAATTCAAGTTTTACTGAAGCAAGAGCCACGAGTTCCTTTCGTTATGCCTAGATCTTAGCTGTATTTGCTCCTTCTTATACTTTTTTCCTGTTCCTCGTTTAAAAGATCAAAATAAGCCGACCAAATAAACAACTCTTCTTGTGTAATTTTTTTATTTAATTCTTGCAAGGTATA